ATTCCTTTCTTAAGTATTGATTCTTGAAGCGGTCAGAGTAATTTTTGCTCATATCAACGTTTCCGTTAATGCCACTAACCGAACCTGAGCTAGTGAATTGCCACAAGTCATAAGCATGGTCTGGCGGCGTTGACCGATAAGCCGGAATCATGATTGAACCTGCTCGGCCAACGTTAAGATTAAGCGAACTGTACAAGTGATTAGCGATATAGAGGACTATTTTGTTATCCGGTACCCCTAAGCTATTCAACTCGTTCATGTAGGCTTCAACAATACCTCGCATGTCGTTGCCAGTATTCTCTTCCACATCAATCATATAGAAGCGAGGTTGCTTGCCACTGATGGCTTGCTGTGTCCTCGTATAAAGCCCCTGTGCTTCTCTTTCAGCACTCGCTGTATCACTAGCAGTCATGTAGGAATAAACGGCGTAATTAACGCCTACATTTCCTAATGCAGACAGGTTTTGTTGATACTTCAAATCAGCCCGATTAGCACCGTACTGCACTCGGACAATGGCCAATGCTAGACCACTAGCCTTTACTCTCGACCAGTCAATGTCCCCCTGGAACTCGGACACATCAATAATTACACCGTCATAGTACTGTGGCTGCTGTACTTCCAATTCTGCCAGTCTCTTCTTTAGTTCCTCAATCTCGGCATCCTGCTCCGGAATACGGTTAGTTGTCTCAACTAGCTCTTTGATTCGATTCTTCAAATCGTTAGCGGTCTGTTGGGCATTCTGCCTTTGTTGTTCGGCATACTGCATGGCCGCTTGGTAGTCGAGCTGATACTGGGAAAGTGTTCGGTTCTTCGTACCAATCGTTAAGGACATCTTGTGCGGTTGCGTTATATCAAGTTTTTTGGCAACAACCTGCAAGTCTTCTACCAGTCCTAAAAATTGGTCATGAATGGGGTAAAAGTTACCCATTTCAAAAGACTTGTATGTCGGGTCTAAAAGCGAAATATCAACCACTTCAACGGACCAGGTCAAGAGACCCACTCGTTGCTTTTGCAGGTATTCTTGTCCCTTACTCATCAAAATACTAGGTACCTTCACATTGTTCCACTCAACTGCTTTTTGAATAATGCCAAAGCGACTAATCAAGGCCGTGTCATCTAAGTAACGAATGCCATTATTGACCGACTCAATCGTCGTTTTTGGTTGAGCAGCAGCCGTGTCATCACTTGACTGTTCGTTCTGCTCTTGTTCAATTGGCGACCCAATTGGCACTAAGCGAGTGATAATTTCTCGGACATCATACTCACGCTTGGCGCTCTTGAGGTTCTTGCCTAATTTGATTGGTGTGTCGATATGTTCGCCAACACTGGCTAAATACTCCAACACTAATTGACCATTGCTATCTCGATGCCAAATTAAAAAGCCGCCTAAGCGACCGACTAACTTGTCTTTAATTGTGTCAAAAGTGTCCTGGGCATCATCTGTGTAGCGATAGACATTATCCGTGCTATTAACGACGGTCACTCGCCCCAATTGAAAACGCTTGTGTGGTTCAACTTGTCGATTGTGTTCATCAACAATCATCTGCAGAAAGTCCCGAATACTCGTGTTTTGAACCTTGCGGTACACTTGCGTGCTATCGTGCAAATAAGCTAGGCAGTCCTCACATTGTAACGTTTGAGTATGGCTACCACTGAAAGACCCATCAATCTTAACCACACGGCCGTCAAAGACGACTTTACCTGTGCTAGTGTCAATCACCTTAACAAGGTTGGCAATTGCTTCTGATTGACGATATAGGCTATTTTGCATCGTGATTGTAAATGAGGCTGTTGAAATACCGTTGAACTGCATGTCCAACTCGCCTGATATAGCCTTATTGCCATAGTTTCGTGGCTCATGTAGCACCTCGCCGACCTGGTCACCGGCATTCTTGTAAACAATTACTCGATACATTAGAGCAACACCTCACTTTGAATCACAAATCGCACTGTCGCATTCCCCTTAATTGTCACATGGTTATTACCACGTTCAAGCGAGAACAGATAATCCTTCGACTTATCAGGAGTAAATTGATACGATTGGCCGTTCTTGATGACTTCAATTACATCACTCGTCACAACTGTTGGACTAAGGCTGTTCTCGCCAACATTCATCAAATCAAGTTCACGCTTGCCTTCAATTTGGTAAGAGAACGGTTGAATGAAGTCGTTATCAAAATCAAAGGTATCCCAATCATCATAATTATCAATGCTACTGTTGTTCTTAATTGCGAACGGGTATAGGTCGAATTCTATACTTATGACTAACTTATTATTAGTTTGGTCATCATCAATTTTTACGCTCTTGGCCTTGCCAACCCAGTAATACCCTTTATCGTGACTATCGTACAAACGCTGGTCAAACGGTGTCATAATCAACCGCTTTACTTTGTTTTCGACTAGCTTACGTTCAGAATAAGACACGTTTGGCATTGTAAATTGATAAGTGATAGACCGCTGATCATAAAAGCGCTCACCAGTGATATTGGAGAAATCAAGAATACCATTGGCGTAACTCAAGTTCTCGGTAACAGTCTTCTCAGAAGGGGTGGGAGCTTCCCGCTCGACCAAATAAAACCCTTCTTCTTTAGAGTCAAACTGACCAAATTGTATTTTTTCAACAATATCAATCATAGTTGGTTACGCCTCCTATCAGTCATAATATCTCCCAACGCTCCGTCATATCCGTTAGCAGTAGCTCCAATCATTTGATTGCCGTTAATAGTTATAACTTGACCTTCACGAATAGCCTTCACGACTTCTCGCAACAGTCCATTGGTTGAATTATTAGCCGTCACTTCAATTTGGCTAACATTGCGGCTGTTTTGCGTTGCGTTGGCGTTCAATTGGCCGCTGAAGTTGCTCTCCAAGTCATCCGCCATACCTGACAAATTAGATTTAACAGTCTTATATCCATTCATAATACCGTTATTCAACCCGTCCATGATAGCGTTACCAGCAGGAGTCAAAAGCACCTTATCGTATGAATAGGGTCCCTTCAATTTAGGAATAGATTTGGTGATATCCTCAAAGATTTTTTTACCAGTATTCCAGGCACTCTTTACACCATCAATCAAACCATCAATAATTGCTTTACCTGCACCTAGCAAGTCGATATTCATTGCAGATTTGATAGTATTACGTACTCCGTTGAAGATTGAACTTGCAATTCCTAATAATCCACTTATAGCGTTATTAAATTGTCCAACAATCCAATTACCAATTTGCCCAACTATTCCACCAATAGCATTGAGACTATTAGAGAATATAGCAGTTACGCCATTCCAAATGGCACCAGAAATATTTGAGATAGCTTGCATAGCCCCAGACCAATCACCGGTGAAGATGCTAGTAACTAATTTAATGATGTTGGCAACCACATTAATTGCTGTTGAAATAATCGTAGTGATGTTATTCCATGCCGTTGAAATCACAATAACGATAATGTTCCAAATCGTTTGTATCGTAATCATGATTGAATTAAAAACTGTCGTGATAACATTCCATGCCACACTGAGCCACATGCCAATCTCATTAACAATAACACTTAATATAGGAATAATAACCATTTGAATCGCTTGCCATATTCCTTGGAAATAAGGAACTAAGAAATTCCAAGCAACGACAATAGCACCAATTGTGCCAGTCATCATAGCAATCATTGGTGCGAAAGCTACGGCAATACCTGCTAACAATACGGGAAAGAAATCTTTTAATGAATTCCACAAATTCTTTATAGCTTCAATAATCGGTTTCAAACCATCAACTATTCCGTTCCATAAGTTAGTAAAAAATTCTGCAATTGGTGACCATACTGGCTTAATCACATCAACAGCCGTTCTAAAAGCTTCAGTAATGGTATTCCAAACGGCTTTGGATACTTCAACAAGACTATTCCAAGCTCCAGATAGCCAACTGACAAATCCTTGCCATATTTTCTGACCGGTCTTCGTTTGAGTGAAAAACCATGTAAGGGCTGATACTACTGCAATAACTGCTAATGCAATAGCTCCAATTGGATTTGCTCCTGTGGCAACATTAAATGCTACCATTGCAGCTTTAGCCGCTCCAACAGAAGCCCTAACATTATTGAATGCAAAAACAACTAATTGAACTTCCTTTACAACGTTAGATATTACAGCAACCGTTTTCATAACAACCATGAATGCTTTAAAAGCAACCGTTGCAGATATTACTCCAACAACCATAGGCATTATCCAGTCTTTGTTTTGGCTAACAAAGTTAATAACACTTGAAATGCTATTCCATAGCTGTTTAATAGCTCCAACAATCATTGGCATAGCACCTTGAATAGTTGAATTAATCGCCTTAAAACTTTCGTTAATTGCAACTTTCGCTTGATTGAAAATACCAGCAATTCCACCATTAACTCCGGCAGACTTAATACCGTTATCAATGGCTGTAATTGTATTTGCTAATCCATTAACAACAGCATTACGCATGTTGGTAAATGATGTGCCAATTCCACCTGTTGCAGTACGAGCGGTATTAGCGAACCCATTAACACCACCATCTAATTCAATGAACTTTTGGTTCAACTGATCCGTGGTTATCTTTCCTGATTCCAGAGCATTATATAGATCTTTCTGCGCTGATTTACCAGTAAACCCAAATGCTTTGGCCACTTCGTTCAACGCATATGGCATTGTTTCGGTCAATGTTCTCCATGATTGCATATCAACCTTACCAGCAGCCAACATTTGGCTATATTGCTGAACGCCACGGCTAGCGTCCGCTGCGCTAGCACCAGAAGCCAAGAATGCATCATTCAATGCGTTTGCAGTTTGAGCTCCGCCCTTTGCTGAACCGGTTAAAATAGCAAAACTCTGAGCATTCTTCGTAATGTCTTGCAGTGACGTTGGCAGACCATCAATACCTTTTTTCAAGAGCTGAATGGACTCTTGAGTGTCTTGGGTAGAATAGCCCATTTGTTTCATCACTTTGGGATACGCATTCAACGTATCGAATCGGCCAACAGCACTCGATACACTGTCTTTAACAACGTCTAAACCCTTGCTAATGACTGCAAAAGCTCCAGCTCCCTTAGCAATGTCCATTAAGCTTGCAGTGAGCTTCTTGGGCTGTTCTGATGTTTCTTGTAGGCCACGCTTCACCTTATCTAATGGACCCGAAAACATATCTTTCAAGCTAAATGTAGCGTTGATTGAATAGCTATCTGCCATTAATTACCTCCTTTCTTTAATTCTTGTAGCGCTTCTTCGCGGGCCTTTTTAGCTCGATCAGAAAGTTCTTTTAATTGATTAACCTTGGCTTCATCCTTTTCGATTTCGCCAGTAATTTTATTTCGGATCTTCTTGAAATCAACAATTTGGGACGGCTTCTTAACGACGTAATTACCGTCTTTATCAGCACCTTGTACTGCACGATTTTCAAAAGCAAAATTAGTTAACAGCTCATGTTCATCAATTGAACGCAAATCATAGGCTTGCTCCCTTAAATGAAGCTCATCCATGGTCATCATCTCAACTTGTTCCATGGTGGCGGTAGGCCACACATAGAAAGCCCTGCGAATTAAGCTGGAGTATTTGACTTTGCCGTCAGGCTTCCGTCCTTCATTGCTTCTTCCATCTTCTTGTCCATGTTGTCGAACGTGTCCTTGATTGGCTTGATAATCTTGGATACCGTTGTCTTCGTCAGTGGACTTGCTACCAATAAATTTTCAACTGTTTCAAAAGCTTGGTCCAAGTCATCAGCGTTTTCAACATCGACTTGAACTGTTGCCTCATCCTTACCAGACATAGCAGACAGCGCCTTAACCAAAGCGTATGGATCACCACCAACAATACCCATAACAATGTTTCCCATTGATTCGATATTGTTTTCAAAATCATTCTTTACAATTCCAAACGCTGACAAGAACTTGAACGTAACTTTCAAGTCGTACTGGTTGCCGTTAATAGTAATAGTTGCTTGTGACATAATAATTTCCTCTCATATCAGCCGCCCCATAAGGTACTGTGCATTTATTGGCGACATTTAGTTAATTTACTTAGATGGTGTAGTAGCTGATGAACTAGATGAAGAACCATAGTCAGGCGCTTCATCAATTGGAGCGACTTCTGTGGCGTTTTTAACCGTGTCACGGAAGAAGTTCTTAACTGTAGCCACATCAACGGCTGATACCGTAGCGAGACCCTTAACCAATTCGCCAGAAACTGTCAAAGTAGTCTTAATTGTGGTATTGCTGTCAACTTCTGCTGGAACTTCCCAATCAGACAAGTAACCAACGCCGTATTGAGCCACATACTTGCCATTTTGTGGATCTTGTGAAAAGTCAATCTCCCAAACTTCGACTGCCAGCCCCTTCTTCTGAGCATAAGCCAATACTTGGTTGGTCAAGTCATCAGAAGCAATGGCCTCAATGTCGATACTCGTTTCCAACGTTCCAGGCGAAACGATGTTTCCATCCTTTGTCGGCGTTGAATCTGTCTTACGACTGTTCTTAATTGAATGAGTCGTTTGCAAGGCCAATCGTGTTGCATTCGCCTTATCCTTGTCCTGGAACAAGCGGAACATTAAGACCTTGTCCTTACCCTTAAGTGGTGTATTCATTCTTGTATCTCCTTCTTATAAATACTGAATATCAAGTTCCAAAACCCCATGCCACAACGGGATGTCCGTTGATTGGTCAGCAATCATTTGCTGATTAGCGTTGGTAACTTGATATTGGAAGTTATCTGTACGTTGGTAATCAATAACTGTTACTTGCAAAGTATCCATGATATCTAGCACTTCAGAACGGTGATTGAACTCCGCATACACATCAATTTGAATATGTGTTGTCCCTAACGTCCGCCCTTTAGTTGGAATATCTGTGTTTTGCTGATTACCGACAAAAACAAAAGGATATGACTGGTTTTCATCCGGCAAATAGTCGAATGTGTCATATCCTTTCTTTCTAGACAGTTCAATGACCGTCTGAAATATTTCGTTGTATGGGTTGTTCATTTTGCCAACCTCTTTAGCTTTGAAATAAAGCTATTTCTTTCTTTGATGAATGGCGTACCAAGATACTTACGTGCCGTTTGATAACGTGTTCCGTATTCCTGATAGGCTGCGTAGTCAGTATTGAACGAAATCATGCCAGTGTAGTCAGTAATCGTTACTTTTTGGCTACGCTTCAATGTTCCACCTACATATCCAGCAGGCTTCTTTGACTTAACAGGGTAGCGTTCTCCATATCCAACAGGAACAAGTTCTTGGCTCTTTCTTGCGACGTTGACTGTTGACTCTTTGACAATAGCTTTGGCTTCCTGCATCTTGCCAACTTCATCAATTCGCTTAATCAAATCATCAAAACCATCAAATTTTACTTCAAAGTCTGCCACGATATTCCACCCCATAAATGGTTGATGAGCGATCAGTATAGGTACTGTTCTCAATCTTAAAATTATCGCCATCGATTACCATGTATCCTGACCGGACATTCACCCTATTTTGGAAACGAACCGCAATTCGCCCCTGCTTGAACGACCCAAACACTAGATTCTGGGCTTTAACACCCATACTCGTGACGTTAACTGGATATACTTCCTGTTGCTTGATTAACTTGTCATCAATGAACTTTAAACGCTTGTTATACCGCATATAATCACCACATGATAATCTTTCCACGGTTTTGTTCGGCCATATAACGAGAGATTGTTGAGGAATACTCATCAAAGTCACTGCTTGGATAGCTAATTGACTCCCCTTCTTGTGAGTACGATGAATAACCTTCGTTCCCAAGTCGATTAAATCGAGCCAAAACGACATGCTGAATAATCGGTTCGAGCTTCTTAGGGACTGAATCTTCATCAACTAACATGGCCAATTGGTCGCGAGTCATCGATTCCAATGTAGCAATTACATCGTCCTGTAAATCGTCCTTAATGCCAGCCAATGTCTTGACTGTATCAAGGACACTTGGCTTATCAGTCATTTAAGGCCTCCTTACTTTGATTCAGTAGCTGGCTTTGCCTTAGCAGTGTTAGCCTTGGCGTTCTTATCGTTCGTATCAGTTCCATCACCAGGAACGGCACCAAGAACATCATCACCAGTGGTTACATTCAATGTTGCAAATGCGTCCTGACGTACTGGCAATACGGCAACGTCCATTGTCACCTTCATAGCGACCATGTCCTGTTCGTACAAGTTGATAGGCGTACCATCAGCGTTAGTCAACGTTGACAACTGAGCAGACTTGTCCAGTTCAACTTCCAAATTACCTGGCAATCCGTAGTACAAGTAATCAAAGTTACCAAATACCAAGTCGCCCTTGTTCAATACGCCTTGTTGCGTGTCAACGACAGGCATACCGTCCAATGTCTTTGCTGCTGAGTCATACAACTTGTCAGGATACAATCCTGCATCCTTTTGAATAGATGTACGCAAGGCTGGGTTGTTCGTCAACGTTGACAGGAAGGCGTTACCTTGCAATCCCTTGTCATAGAGCTTGTTTTCTAAGGCCAAAATGTTGTCATAGTTGATATCGCCAGTCAATACTGCGCCATTCGTCTTAGCAGCGTTAGCCAAAGAATCAGCGTAAGGTGTGTTAATTCCCTTGATAACGGCCAGATCAATTGCCTTGTCCATTTGTTCAACGATCAATGGTGTTACTTCTGAGAAAAAGTTTGAGTATGAGTAACTCAAGAATTCCTTAGACACAGGAATAATCACGGCCAACTTCTTTGCTTCCAACTTTGCCTGCAAGAATGTAGGCTTGGAAGTGGCAATACGCTGTGTTTCACCAGTCCAGTAAGCACCACCAACACCAGTCATGAATGAGAACTTCTTAGTCTTTTGGCCTTGCATTTCAACGTTCTTAGCGACTTGCAAGATAGCTGATTGACCCATGATTCGGTCAATAATAGTTGTGGCCACGTCTGATGGAACAGATTGAGTGGTCATCACGTTGTTCGGGTTAAATTGTTGTACCATGTTTTATTCTCCTTTATTTAATTACACGGTTTTTTTGTGCCAATTCAGCAATTGAAATAGCACCACTTAGCTTGGTAGATGAAGCACTTGGAGTCTTTTGCTTAGAAAGCTCATCAACTCGCTTGTTGACAGAATCAGCAATCACCTTCTTGAGATAATTGATGTTATTGTTGGTCGTCTCCACATCATCGCTTAGAATCAACGACACCAATTCATCCTCATTAGGTAGGCCGGCTTCCGCCAACGTAGACTTAGCTTGAATCGAATACTCTAGCCGCTTCAATTCCTGCTCGCGCTTTGCCAATTCCTTGTCACGATCAGCTTGTTCTGCCTTAATTCGATCAGCCTCTGTCATGCGGGCCAGCTTCTTAGCCTTGTCTTCACGTTCTTTTGCTTCTTCTTCCCACTTGCTGCGGGCCGTTTCAATTGCCTTTGAAACTTTCTTGTCCATGAAGCTATCAAGTTCAGATTGAGATTCAAAGCTGATACCGTCTGCCTTGGATTCTACTTGTTTGTCTTCTGTCTGTTCTTCAACAGCTTCGTTTTTTGGTTCGTTTTCCATTTTCGCTCCTCCCATACACACCTAATCGACAGCAAAATAAAAAGACCCATACATGACTCACAGAGCCCCATACACGTCTTTAAATTCTTACTGCTATCAAATACTAGTCCGTACACGATAATGTTATTTGAACAGTTTTATGACTTATTCAGGTCACGACTTAATCGCTTAATGCTGGCATAATCGAACACATACAGTTCGGATGGAACGGGTACATATTCCTCCCTACTTCTGCTTCAGATAATTTATATGGGCCAGCCTTGGCAATACTAATGCAGGTCTGGCAAGCTCTTCTCTCATACACAATGTCATACATATCAATTCCTGACTGTTTGTAAGAATCACGCTGGACGTCCCCTTGAACTCTAGCCGTCTCTGTGATTAACAAACGTCCTGACTGTGAAGGTTGGACGTTGAACACATCCCGAAACTCTTTGTTGAATTGGTTAGGATTCTTTCCCTGCAAAACAACCTTATTCAACGTCTCATTTAGCTTATTCTTAAGCTGTTCTGTGTTCTTCCATATGTTGGTGCTAAACGTGTAAGAACCTTCGCCAGCAAGCGAATAAGCGGCATTAACAAGTTGGCTTGCTGACTGAACGCTGTAAGCAACGCTTTGCCCCAGTATTGTTGACTGGCGCTCGTATTCATCAACAGCTTGTTGCGTTAAATAATCTTCGGTACTGCTTGTTATCCGACCATTTAACCTGTCAATTTCAAGTGACATCTCAAGCTGAAGTAACTTAAGCCGACTAACACGAATCTTAAGGTTGTAGATTTTCAAATCAGCGTTAGCTTGTTCTGAGAAATCTTTGTCGGCGACATATTGCTTCACCTTATTAACGAATCGAGTCACGTCATCCTTATCAGCCAACTTCATCGCTTCGTCCATCGTCATTCCTTGGCCTTTGGCGTATCGAATGAAATTGCGGTTAATATCGTCAGTAATATCATTAAGCGCCTGGTCATATAGATTGTTCAGCACTTTAAGTTGGTCACCAGAATACTTCTTGATGTCATCAGCATGGTCTAACTCACGTTGTACCCAATATGATTTACTCTGCTTCTCCACCATCTACGTCTTCTCCTTTGTCAGAGTCGAATTTAACATTATTCATTGGCTCTGACCGGTCTAGCTCTTCTTCATGCTCAGTAGCTAGATTATTCTCTTCGGTAGTAGCATCTGTGAAGTGAGTCTGATCATACATTGTCTTGCGTGACAGCGGAATACCAGCATTGGTCAGCATTTGCACCTCTTCGCTTACTGCGTATGGCAGGTTCGGCGTGAACGTGATATTGACTGGCGTATAGTTAGACAATCCGCCCTTCAAATTAGAAGTTAATGTGCCTAACAATTCATACCGCCGACCAAGTGACCGTTTGAATGAATTCATTGTCTGGGCAATTGCCTGCTCAAAGCCAAAAATCTTATAACGCATAGCAACACCACTTGCATTACCACTAAACGATTCATCAGCTAGGTTTGGAACGTTTGACATCATGAAAATATCTTTGAATAAGCGTTGCTGATAGTTCTCACTAGCCGTGGAATTAAATTCTGGATTGATGTACTTGGCATCAATACTAGTACTGTTACCTTCTCTGTCCGTTCCTGACTGCAAGGCCAACACACCATACTGCTTAATGTTGTTGATGAGCTGGCTTACACCATCCTTACCATTGGGAGCTTGGAAATCTCCGCTAATGACCAGCAACGAATTAACCACGTCAGTCATGTAGTTAGACGTGTCAGAATTAACGGCATCATAGGCATCAATCAGACTAATTACGTCTTCATACCAACCTGTGCGGTAACGATTGCTTGAATACTCGATAATTGGCACTTGGTTGTAGAAGTGAGGCGTGCTGTCTGTTTCCTTCAACGAACCAACAGCCTGTGTAATGTTAGCGAACGTGATAATCTCATTAGCTGTGTACAAGCTAACACTGTACTGTGTCTGGTTATTATCAAGCGTATCGATTTCAACCAGTCGAACGGCAGCTAATGGTTTTCGTTCAATCGTGTTGTCATAGATAACAAAAGTTTCGAATACATTAGATAACTTAACGTTGTTGTTCGAGTTTTCATCACGATACTGCAATTCATATGCTCGCCCATATTTGGCCACGTCATACATCAGCTCATTATCAAGTGTCGCTACATCGTTGTATTGATTGAACGTATCGATTAATTCCTGTTCACTGTCATCACCAACTGTGTACTTAACCGGCACAGATGTCGTGTAGCCAGCCACGAACTGGGCAATAATCTTGCCAAAATTATGCGCTCTACGATAGTCAGCCTTGTTTTCTTCTTGCCGCTTAGGACGGCTATAAATCGTTGAATTAAGCCCCTTAGAATACTCATCCAACACTTGCAATCGTGGAACTTGATTGTCTAAAAAATGCTTGATAATCTTACCAAGCATTAGATAGTTGTTCTTAGTTAAGTCGTCTAGTGAATCGACTAGATAATTGATATTGCTTGCCGTATCAAACGGAAATGATTCACCGTTCATAATCGACTTAATATCTCTTTCAAAATTATTAACTACTGCCATTACATATATCCTTTCAGCTTGGCCAAATCAGCAATGTCCATTGTGTTTTGCTCCATGGCAAGCTTGTCGTTATAAATCACATAGCGGATGGCATCCATCAAGTGGTCATTTTCTTTAACAACATCTCCGTTCTTACCCCATACATAGCGGTATATTTCGCTCCTGAACGTTGGGCAGTCATCATAGACAACGTTGAACTGATTGTTGTGAATCTTATCTGCCACCGCTTCGATACCATTCGCAACATTCTTATTGGCATTAAGCGCCCTGATGCCATTCTGCTTCAAGTCATAAATATGCTCTGGGTTGGCCGTATCACAGTAGAAGATAATATCGCCGAATCTTTCTTGAATATCTTTGGCAACGTTGATCCAATGGTCAATCGACTTCTTACTGTCTACATGCTCTTCCATCAGCGTGTATTTACCGTCTTTGAAGCCAATCACTGCAAATGCTGTGGGGTGATTGAACCCCCAATCGACACCGACCATAAATCTCTCGTAACTCTGACCAAATGCCTCATCACGAGTAACTGTCATTGTGTCCTTGTTAAATTCAGGATAGACAGCACCTTCTCCGCTGACCCACAAGCCCTTGATATAACGGTCATAGAACATGCCAGGCGGAACAGTCGCCTTGTAATTCTGCTTGTATCCTTCGTCCAACATCTCGTTGTCATCGAACTCGAAGTGATAAGCTCGGATACCGTCCTTACCTGACTTTTCGATATAGTCTTTCAATAACCAATGCTCTGGATTGTCTGGGTTCGTGTCGCAGATAACAACAGCACCCTTACCAGAACAACGGGAACGAATTTCATCAAAGACGACCTTGTTGCAAAGACTCGCTTCGTTGATGTAAGCACCAAATGCCGTCATTCCTCGAATGCGACCAATACCAGAGATTGAACCAGTAGAAGTCTGCACGATGCGGACACCCATTAATTCAAACTCGTTGTACTTGTTCATTTGAATACTGATGCCCATATTCTGCAATTCAGCAATGATGTTGCGTTGGATATTGGCCATCGTGTATCCTGCCAGAATGTACTGCGGGTTAGTAACTCCAACCTCATCAGCGTTCTTCTTGGCGTTAGCTACCAGCATGAGGAAAAGTAAGTTGTCTAGGAATGTTTTTCCACTTCGCTTGGCCCCGTATAAAATAAGTAATTTCAAATCACCTAATGTACGATTTACCTCGGCAATTACTTGATGTTGTTTAGTTGTTAGTTTCATTTAACATCTCCTAGACTATCTGCAATACTACGTAGCATGTCATCTTGATTGTCACCGCCGCCTTGCAACTCCTTAGCCTTTGCTTCCATCAAATCTGCTTCAGCTTTGTCTTTGCGTTGCTTGTTTGTTTCGATCGAAATCTTACCATCAGCCAATAGATACTCTAGTAACTCCTTACGAGCCTTATTGCGATCATGCAGCTCTACAATCGGGCCATCTTTACCAACAGTAATCTTCTTAATAGCCTTAGTATCGACTTTTGACTTATCTTTTAAGGCAACCCACGACTTGTGTCCCGTTAGCTCTTTTCCGGTCGCTTCATCTGTGTATTGAAACTCATCAGAACCCCAATCAGCATACGTTCCAATATCAGCTTTGGCCTCTTTGGCCATATCGTCAACCAACGAAAAAACGTCTATGTCGAGCTCTTTTAATCGAGCCTGACGTAGACGTTTGATTTCGGTTTGAATGTTAGCATTTGTTAGCAATCTAGATGCATTTACTTTTGCCGTATCGTAGTCAACATCATAGGCATTTATATATGCCTGTGTTTGATTGGCAAGTCTTACAACCTCTCTAGCAAAGACTTTTTGCTTGTCAGTAAGGTCGCTATCTTCCAACTCTTGAATTGCCGAATGCAGCTCTTTTTTGTGTGCACACTTTTTCGTTTTTGTGTGCACACTTTTTTCAACGGGTGCACCCTCGGATTCTTTATTCCAGTGTCTCGTTTTCCACGACTTAACTGT